CCTCAAAGTGGCGGAGGTGTCGTTCCTCAAACGCACCTTCGTCTACCGCGAGGACCTCGGCAAGTACGTCGCTCCTCTCGAGCGTTCATCAATCATGAAAGCAATCTGCTACTACCTGCCGTCGAAGGTCGTCACGATGGAGGAGCAGCTGGTCGACAGTTGCATCTCCGCCATGCGCGAGCTCTACTTCCACCTGGACGCCAAGACCTACGCGGTCAAGCGCGCGCGCTTCGTGGAGGTTTGCGCCGACGCATTCGACCTCCTTCCGGCGGACCTCATGAAGGTCTTCCCCACCTTCGAGGACATCTCGTCCTCGTTGGAGGACCCACCACCCACCGAGCCGGCCGGTTAAGCCGGCCACCCGTCCGCTATGACGTTAAACTGGCACACCTCCCCCATCACCCTTGTAAATTGAAATATTTTGAAACATCTGACCATGAAACTGGTATGCATTTAGCATTATTACGGTGCGCGATTTTAAATGGGGGGGAAGGCACGCGCAAACGCTGCGCATAAACCCCAATATGACTTTAACCTACAAAATTATACTGACTGAATCCAAACTGAACAAAAAAGGAAACAACAATACAACTCTCGACGAGCTGCCGGGGGAGGTCGGACCTCCCCTGGTTGCTCTAGAGCCACCGCTTCAAGACGCCCGCTACCCGATCGTGATCCCCATCCGACTCAGGGAAACCGGTAACGTCTTCGTCGACAACCTTGACCTGGCGGGCCTTCTGGCCCGCCCGGACTTGGGACAAGACGTTCTGACTCGCGCTGCATACCTGCAGCGCCGTCACGTCCTCGCTCACGAGGATGCGCAGCTGATTACGAACAATCTGCTACGGAAGAGGCAAGACCACAGGGTCGCCAAGTCGAGGGCTCGGCTCCGCACGCGAGGTAAGTTCTCACCTGAGCTACTCGCTGCGGTCACCGAGTCCGGAGAAATGGAGGAGAGCGCTGCTAACGAAAGCCACGAGAACGTGCAGGACCTAGGTTCTGCCGTTGTCGATTCGGTCAAAGTAGGCACCGCCCTTCACCACCTAAATGACGGGGGCGCAGAAATGCGTTCCTTGAACTCCTTCTTCGAGCGACCCGTGTCCATTTACGATGATACTTGGAGCACAAACACGGACTACAACGTCATCCTCGACGTGTGGGACCTGTGGTCAAAAGATTCTGCTGTTAGGAACAAGCTGAACAACTACGCTTATTTCCGAGGGACCCTCAATCTCAAAGTTAGCATTACCGGCACGCCGTTTCATTACGGCATGGTGATGTTTTCCTACCAGCCCTACGCCTCCTACAACCACAACCTTAACAGGTATGATGGTCTGTTGGCGGGCACCGCCCCCACGCCTGCGTCGGTCCTACCGGCGTACAAAAACTACCTCAGTCAGGCACCCGGGGTGGGTTATGTGGACATCAAATCGAACGAGCCCATGGAGATGGCGCTCCCCTTCGTGTCCCACAAGCCCAAATGGCGGCTCTTCAACGATACCAATACCGTAATTACGAATGCGACCTCGTTTTACGATTTTGCGGAAGCTGGAGAGCTCCGGATGGTTTCGCTCAACCGTCCCGCCATTGCGAACGACGACTACGACAGTGAGATCTCGCTGAACATATATGCATGGGTGACAGACATCGAACTGGGCTGCATCACCGGCACCGACATGAACGTCGTTGCCGAGTCCAGAATCGTAACTGAAGCCCGCGGCAGTTCCCGCGCTAAAGTTAAGCAGATCGAACGAACCGCCGAGGACCTCGAGGATGAGCTCTCAGATGAGGACCGACGGCGGTCAGACTTCAGTGGCTCCATGGCCGGCAAGCCGATGTATGCCGGCACGGAGTCGCTGGGAGGCAGGTTTATGAAATCCCTGGAGAGTGGTGGCGATGAGTACGCCACCCCAGGGCCCGTGGCCAACATTTCCTCCGCCATTGCGAGCGCGGGGGCTGCTATGAGCAATATCCCCTACATTGGGGCTTTCGCTAAAGCAACCTCCACAATCGCCGGCGGGGTAAACAAGGTCGCCACCTGGTTCGGCTGGTCTAGACCAGTCGTGCTGGAGAAGCCTGTCTACGTCAAAAATAATCCCTTCGCCAACGGGGCGAATACCGCAGGAGATGAAACGACTTTCAAACTCTCTGTGGACCCAAAGCAGGAAGTCACCGTCGACCCCACACTAGGTGGGGTGGCGGGCGGTGCAGATGACATGGCCATTCAGACCATCTCGTCGAAGGAGACTTTCCTTCATTCCTTCACATGGGCAAATACCGATACGGCAATGTCTTCAGTTCTCTGGAGGAGCGGCGTGACGCCTACGCTCGCGAGCCTAATTCGTTCGGGCGGCAACGGCCTGGCGGTGATTCAACCCACTGCTATGGCCTTTGCCGTACAACCCTTCGCCTACTGGCGGGGGACCGTGCGGTTTCGCTTCGAGTTCTGCGTTTCAAAGTTCCACCGAGGGAAGGTAATCATTAAATTCGATCCTAACCTTTCTCAGCAAGCTCTGATTTCGTCTTCAACGACCAAGATGAACACCATGAACACTGTAATTGTAGATATCCAGGAGACCCAGTCCGTGACGATTGACGTCGACTGGGCCTCCGCACGATCCTGGTGCGCCGTGCCGCCTGTTTTCACGGGCAGTACGCTGGCGAGCGACGTTCCTCTCGTCGCCGCCGACCTCAGCCAGTTCAGCCCGTCCGCTATCAACGGCTGGCTCGAGGTGCGCCCCATCAACGAGCTCGTTCAACCGACAGCTGGCGCAACGGTGCCAGTGAACGTGTACGTCTCGTGTCCTGACC